ACACTTGGTACGTTCATCGCCAAACGTTCGGAACGAATGATCCAATCGGGGTACGTCTCAATGACGTTAACCTTTTTCAGGAACATTAGTTTAATAGCATGTTGCCAAGGGATAACACTTAGCGGTAAGATGCTAATTGGGCGATAGTCGCTGTTGAGTAGTAAAGTATCTGACATTTTCCTTCCTTTGTTTAAGGTACTTGTATTATATACGAAAATTCCATTATATACAACTATAACTAAATAGTAGTACTATGGCAGCATTTGACGAAACCAAACTTGTAAAAACGCCGCACCAGAAGGCATCCTACACAGAACAGCAAATCTTAGAATTTGCTCGCTGTGCAGACCCTGTCACCGGTCCGGAATATTTTATGAGTAATTACTTTTTTATCCAGCACCCTACCAAAGGTAAGATGTTGTATAAACCATTTGAATATCAACAAAAGCTAATTGATACTTATCACAATTATCGTTTTTCGATTAGTTTAATGCCTCGACAGACTGGTAAGTCCACATCTGCCGCAGGATACTTGTTGTGGTACGCTATGTTCGTGCCGGATGCAACGATTCTAATTGCAGCGCACAAATACACAGGTGCTCAGGAAATTATGCAACGTATCCGCTATGCATACGAACTATGTCCTGATCACATTAGAGCAGGTTGTACAAGCTATAACAAAGGCTCGTTGGAATTTGAAAACGGCTCGCGTATTGTATCGCAGACGACAACTGAAACAACTGGTCGTGGTATGTCTATTTCGCTACTATACTGTGACGAATTTGCATTCGTTAGACCTACTATTGCTACAGAGTTCTGGACTTCTATTTCGCCTACACTAAGCACTGGTGGTAAAGCGATTATTACATCTACTCCAAACTCAGACGAAGACCAGTTTGCTATCATTTGGAAACAAGCTAACAAACGTGTTGACGAATTTGGTAACGAAACAGCACTTGGGCAAAACGGATTCCGTGGGTACCAAGCTAACTGGTGGGAACATCCGGATCGTGACGAACAATGGAAAGCAGAAGAAATTGGGCGTATTGGTGAAGAACGTTTCCGCCGTGAACACGGCTGCGAGTTCTTGATTTATGACGAAACATTAATTAATGCTGCTACACTAATTGACCTAGCGGGAATAGATCCAATTGAGCGACAAGGTCAAGTACGTTGGTACAAAAAACCTAAAAAAGGTTGCCAATACGCAGTAGGACTTGACCCAAGTTTAGGTACTGGTGGCGACTACGCAGCTATACAAATTTTTGAAATGCCTAGTATGATGCAGGTAGGTGAGTGGCAACACAATAAAACTCCTATACAGCGACAAATTGCCATTATGAAGGAAATTTGCGACTACCTGTTTGAAATAACTGGATCAGACACAGACATATATTACAGTGTTGAAAACAACACATTAGGTGAAGCGGCGTTAGTTAGTATTTCGGAAATTGGTGAAGAAAACATTCGTGGTACATTTTTAACTGAACCAAGGACTGTTGGATCAAAGGGTTACAGACGTGGCTTTACAACTACTAAAAAGAGTAAGCTATCGGCTTGCGCAAAACTAAAAGCATTAATTGAAACAAAACGTTTACACATTGCAAGTAAAAATTTAATTTCGGAATTAAAAACGTTTGTTGCGGTGGGAAATAGTTACGAAGCGAAAACTGGTGAAACAGATGACTTAGTAATGTCTACAATTCTTGTGGTACGAATGGTACAAATGCTCAAGAGTTTTGATCCAGACTTAGACCAACACTTACGTGACAGTCTTGATGACTTCATCGAGCCAATGCCATTCATTATGATGACATAATATGAAAATAACACAAGTTGATGATAGCGGTAGATTATTTCGAGTAGAAGAATTACTACCAACAGAGCTACTAGACCGAGTTTTAGGACTTGACTGGAATTCTCTACCATGGCAGCGTGAGGACCAGCAGGAAATGTGGGCCCGTAAAAGTGTATCAAAGGAATCAGTTCCGGTATTGCGAGAAGCATGTCAGTATATCGCTGGCCTGCACCACTGGTTAGAAGAACGGTTCCAAATTAAATTTGAGTATGATACTAACTATGGAAACACTAATTGGTGGATAGACCAGCCCGGTTTTACTACGCCAATGCACACTGACGGTGAGTTGCCTCTAAGTTTGCAAATGTATTACATTGGGAACACAGACCTAGGGACTTCGTTCTACACGTACAACAACGAGGATACTTTAATTCGAAAGTTTGATTTTTTGCCAAATACAGGATATATTATGTTAAATGGCAAAAACCCTGATGGATCCCAACCGTTACAATGGCATTCTATGCTAACCCCAGTCCCGGCAAACACAATTAGGGTTAGTAGCTACACAGTCTTTCCAAATTATTCGTATAAATAAGCATATGAGAGAAGTTAATAAAATCGCTAGCAGTCTATTTGACAAAATCCGTAGCCGTGTGGACACTGTAAGTCTTGGCGACGAAAACGCAAAAGACACCCAAGATCCTGAACAAGCCCGATTCTTTAATTTTGTTTTTAAGCAAGATGGTGTTGACATTGGGAATGTTACTATTAGCTTAATTGACGAAGAGTCATTGAAAGTCTATTTCGGAGCAGATATTACTTCGAACATTAAAGAGCACGGATTTACTACAGAACAATGGTTCGCTTTTTTGCGCAGTTTGCGCATGTTTGCAAAGCGAAATCTTTTAAGTTTTGACACCCGAGACATTGCAAAAAGCAATCTCCAGATTAAAGACGTTAAGCAGCAAAGCAAATCAGACAGTACAGTTGATTCTGGTGACTTGCAAGTTACCGAAAGTCGTATGTATGGATCAACTCGCCATAGTTTTGTTGAATGTGGTACAAGCACACGTTTGCGTATTGCGCATGACGGTCATATAGATCCTGAAATTAATGGTTCACGAACACGCAGAATTAAAAGCATATTTGTAGAAACAAGCAAAGGCGAACGCTTCTTGCTACCATTTAAGAATTTACACGGTGCTAGGGCAATGGGACAATTAGTTGACCAAGGCGGCAGCTTGCACGACGAACGTGGACAACACATTTGTGAGCTTGTAACTGAAATGTCAGCATTGAGCCATTTTGTACGAAGCACTAAGCATAGACAATTTGAAGATCAAGAAACTGATGAAATGACACAAGCAGCAGTTCATCGTTACGATCAAATTAAACGTACTCTAAGACAAATGCGAGGTGCTAGAGGCACTCGCAGTTATTTTGAAAATTGGTTACCAGAAGATTCGGGTAACGACGATATGGATTATTCATCTGTTCGTGAACGTTACGTTAAAAAACTTTACGACGAGCGATTCGATCAAGCATTGCCGTATGTAATTAAAGCACATAGAAAGCACATGGAAGCAATGAATAACCCAATGGCAGAAGAATTTGAAGATTGGGCAGACTCAATGGTAGAAGGAACATGGGCAGTTCCGGAGCAAGAATCTGAAGTTGACAATCTACGTCAATTAATGACAACTCCTCTTTTAGTTGGTCTTGATGGACAAGATGCAACAAGCGCATTGTACCACATTATCGGTGACGACCAGTTGTTTGACGACATTCAGGATTTAGCTGAGATTAAAGGCCCAGACTACGATTGCCGCCCAGAAGTTGTAAAATGGTTGATGCAACACTTCCCTGCTATTGGCAAGGAAATAGATGCAATTGTTAAGCAAAGCGAGCAACCAGAACAACCAGTACCGGGCGCAGCACCTGTTCTAGGCACACCACAACCTGCTGAACAACAAGCCGCAGCTCCAGTACCTGCACAACCTGTTCCGCAGCCAGCAGCCGAATCTGCTGATCCTTTGGACTTTATTAGACAGTTAGCTGGCTTACGCAAGTAACCAAAACTAGCTTAACCGAAAGGCACATTTTTTGTGCCTTTTCTTTTGACTTATCATAAATACTTGCGTACAATGCAGTGAGTGCATTATACATTATTAAGGCACACTATTAAGGCACATTATTAAGGAGAACTATTATGGCCATGACTTTAGCTGAAATCCGCGCAAAACTGCAATCTCAAGACAACCGCAAAGGCGGTGAACAATCCCAAGGCGATAACGCAATCTACGCACACTGGAACATTCCAGAAGGCACAACTGCCCGAGTGCGATTCCTCCCTGACGCAGATCCTAAAAACTCATTCTTCTGGGTTGAACGTTTGATGATCAAACTGCCATTTGCTGGCATTAAAGGTCAAAGCGATAGCAAACCAGTAGTTGTTCAAGTCCCATGTGTAGAAATGTACGGCGAGGCATGTCCTGTTCTTGCAGAAGTACGCACTTGGTTCAAAGACTCTTCAATGGAAGAAATGGGTCGTAAGTACTGGAAGAAAAAGTCTTACTTGTTCCAAGGCTTTGTCCGTGACAACCCTGTTGGTGACGACAAGTCTCCAGAAAACCCAATCCGTCGATTTGTTATCAGCCCACAGATTTATAATCTGGTTGTTAACGCACTTAAAGATCCGGACATGGAGAACATGCCAACTGATTACGAAGGTGGTAGCGACTTCAACATTAAAAAGACTAGCAAAGGCGGCTATGCTGACTACAGCACAAGCGGTTTTGCACGTAAGGAAAGCGCACTGACTTCTACTGAAGCAGAAGCAATCGAAAAGCATGGTTTGTACAACCTTGCAGACTTCTTGCCAA